AGCGGATGTTGATGCTCTTCTCCACTTGGCTAATGTCAGCCCGAGGCAGATCATCAGCAGCGTCAGCCAGCAGGCGGAAGTCGCCAGTGCTGTCCATCACACGGTAGGTGAAGGTTTGCGCTGCGTTACCGGCTTCGGCAGTCACAGGCAGAATGGTGGGGTATTTGATGTCCGCGTAGACGGTTTCAAACACCTGGGGGCGGATGTACTCAAGCTGACGCTCAAGAAACAGGCCCGCCTCATCCATACGAAATTCAGACATTGGTAGGGCCTCCTATCAAGCAGTGGTGGTGTCAGCGGTGAGCGTGAACGAGGGACCGTTCAGCTCAAGGATGGCCAGCCCAGAAGCAGCGCTAGTCAGGTAGCGAGCATTGGAGAGCACAGCAGTGCGGCCAGAGATGGACGTGGCGTGGAACTGACCGGCATACTTGACGCCAGTAGCAGTGTGGATCACGCGCACAGTCGAGGCAGGGGTGACAGAACCATGCACGTAGACGGCCACGGCGCCTTTGTTCATGACATTCAGCGCCTGATTGACTTTCACACCAGGACGGCTGTTACCATCAAGAGCAGTCTCGTCAACGTAGGTGAGAACGTTGACGCCCACCACAGTTTCAGAAGTGCCAGAGATAGTCTTGGCACTGTTGTCAACAGTGCCACCGCTGGCGTAGGTGAGCACGTTGCCGAAAGCAAGCACGCCAGTAGTTTCATTGACATAGGCGCCAATAGTGTTGTCGCGCATGTCGGAAAGCTGGCCTTCCAGCAGGGGATCATGCTGCAGGGCGTAATCCTGCTGCACGCCACCAGTGACGCCAGTTGCAGTTTGAGTGAAGGTGACGGCCATGATCAGCGCTTCTCCTTAGTAACGGAAAGGGGGGTTTTCCAACCGTTCTGCAGACGCTCCATGTAGGAAGACGGTGCAGCCACAGGCGAGGCAATAGAAGCCACGGCCTTGCGGAGGTTGTCAGTTGAAGCCGAATCCTTGCGGGCGGTTTCCGACAGGGTGTCGAACATGGCCAGCACATAATCGTCGGAACGCTCCGACAGATCGGCGTCGCCGCGAACGGCTTTGATGGAGGCTTCCATGACTTCCCGAGCAGTCTTGCCGGAGAAATCAAACTCGCTGTCCAGGGTGGCGCGAGCCTTGTCAATGAGAGCGATGCGCTCGTCCACAAGCGAATCAACGTTCACTTGCTTGGCGGCTTCAAGATCAGCCTTGGCGGCTTCAAGTTCTTGAGCAAGGGCGTCGGCGCGGCCTTCGGCAGCGTCCATCTTCCCTTTCATCTCCTTCTCCATCATGTCCATCTCCTCTTTCATCTTGGAGGCGCTGGACATCATCTCGTCATACTTGCGCTTCATATCGGCATAGCTCGCCTTCGCGTCTTCACGCTCGGCAGCAATCGCGGCAGCAAGAGCCGGATCAGCCTCAAACGAAACGCCGTCAAACACGATGCTTGCGGACATTTTTGTTTCGGGGGATAGAAGTAGATCAGTCACAGCGGCATCCGCTGAGTCGAGCATGAGGCGAACTTGCGGCCCTCCTCTTGCTCTTTTGACAATGGCAATGTGGTTTCCACGGATATTCTTCTGATAGCCGTCATAATGCTGACCTTCTGGTGTAGTGCCAGGTTCGTCAACATATTCCACCTTGTATCCACAAGACACTTCACGCACGTCTCCGCGCATGATGTCCTCAATTGTCTCTTTGTCAGTGACAGTGAGAGTGGATTCAACAAAGCCATCGGAGTACGACACGTCGGCGCTGGAAAAACCCACTGCGTAGTCTTTTGTGTTTGACGCATCAAGCAGCACTGGGGGATGCTCACGTGTCAAACACTTTTCCCGGAAACTATCAAGTGCCTCTTGCGAGGACACCTCTTCTTCCGGTCTGTACTCCAAGCGGATACCGCCACTCGCGTCCGAATACGTTTGAATGCCCGAACGCGCAATGCGAGCACGGACCTTCAAGTAGCCCTCTTCAGTGAATTGGTAATCACTGATTTGGGATACGTCGTAGCGAAAGCATGGGCGTGAATCCATAAACATATACTATCCATTCAGAGTGGCTATGCTATGTCAAATGATTCATAGGCGAATCAATGTCCGAGGCTTGGCACTACGTCTACTACTCTTACGAGGAATGGGGGCGAGGCTACATTGGCAAAAGGTCTAGCAAGGTTCCCCCATGCCAAGATCCCTACATGGGCAGCTTTTCCGATAAGACCTTCAAGCCCACGGAGAAGATCGTATTGGCAGAGTTTAATTCAGCGGAGGAAGCCTTAGCCGCCGAAATCGCTCTGCATCACTTTTACGAGGTGGACATCAATCCTCACTTTGCCAACAAAGCAAGACAGACGAGCGACAAGTTTTACTACGTGGCGACAAGTGATCCCCATGCGAACTTGACCGAGCAGCAGAAGGCAATTCGAGACTTGCGCAGAAGTATGAACTTGTGCGCTGGCGCTCGTGGCTTTTATTACTGTCTAAGAGCACCCGACGGTCGAATCATCGCCAGTCACAATCTCTGGGAAACCTGTCGTAGATATGGGCTAAACAGGGGCACCTTGAATCGAGTAATCAAGGGAGAACGGAAACATTACAAAGGCTGGACGATCACTCGCCGCAAGTTACCATGCGATTCCTGACAAGCAAAGACAATGCGCTAAACATGCCGCATCCAGAGCGAAGACTGTTCATCGCTCGCCGCATGAAAGAACTGCGAGAAAACAGCGGCCTTTCTCAGCGAGATGTAGCGAAAAAGCTGCACATTAGCCAGTCAACATACTGCCGAATGGAGAGAGGGGAAACCGAGCCATCGGTGGTTCAGCTTTCCACTCTTAGCGGATTGTACGATTTTTCCGTCTTGTGGCTTTTGGGCCTTCCTAGCTTCGTGGCTCTTCCCGCTCAATCGTCATCGTCGTCGTCCATGCCCTGACCTCTGATAGCTCTCACCTGGCTCTCCACTCCTGCCATTACATACGCCTTGGCAATCGCTTCCGCTTCAAACACCAGCATCTTCACTGGCACGTAGTCTTCGTGCGGCTTTTCGTAGTAGTTCTCCACGAACATGTGGGTTTCGTCGTGCCGCCCATTTTTGAAATGTTGCTGCTCAACTAGCCGCCAATGGGGAGTGTCTCGATGCTCATGCGCCGACAGGATGGAAAGGGCTTGCATGATGCCAATGCCATCATCATCCTCGTCTTCCATCGTGTGAACGTGCTCGTTCATTGCTTTTTGCGGCGACTCTCAACCATCTTAATAATGCGACTTGCCCACGCCCTACCCGCGTCCGATCCCCAGAGCAACCAAGCGATTCGGCCAGCATCATCCTCGCCTCCGCTCTTGTTCTTTTCGTGCCGAGAGAAGAATGCCGCCATGCGCTTGATCGTTTCGTAGCTCACTGCCTCTCCGTTGGCCAAGCTTGTTGCCCTGGCCACGCCACTGCCAATGCCTTGCTTGCCTGCCTCTTGCGTGGTCAGGCCACCTTTGCCGTGCTTCTTGCGCAGCTCCAGCCCTCTGCGAGCAGCAGAGCGAACAGACGATGGAGGGGAAAATGATTCAGAGTCGCCCCTGCCGTCCTCTTCATCGTCATCACCTCCGCCAAGCTCCTTCATGAAGGCGAGGTAGTATTCATCGCCCATGTCCTTTTTGGGCTTGCGCGACATACCAGTTTCCGATAGAGCAATGGCAAGAGCTTGCTTGGGGCTTGTAACTGCTTCTCCGCTGCTGCTTTTGAGCTTGCCGCTTTTGAACTCACGCAAAACAAGCCGAATTTTTGCTTGCTGCTTTTTGTCGGCCATTGTCACACCCAGTCATAAAGCGCCACCTTTGACTTGGCGCAGTCTTCCACAATCGTAGCCTTGGTCTGCAGAATCTCGTTGTGACGTGGCTTACCTTGCCAGAAGCGATCATGCCACTCAACATACACAGCCTTCACCCATTGCCCCACGTTTTCGACTTCCAGCAAACGCGGCAATACAGTAAACTCTGCTCCTTCAATGTCGCACTTGATATAGATGGTCGCTTCGTCGTCCGCGTCGATGATTTCTTGCACCACTCGCTTTACGTCCATTGACTCCACGTAAAGCTCTTGGCATTGATGCCGCTCGATTTCCGCCAGTGGCTCCATTACGCAAGTAGACGCAGCGCTATAACCAGGCAGCCACTTGAAAGTGACTAGGGCATCTTCTGTGCCAATAGCAGCATGAAAAGCCTGAAACGAAAGAAAGCGTTTTTCAATGGAGGGAATGGCGGACTTATTTGCCTGTACTGCATGAGCAGACGGCTCAAACGTGAGAACATGCCAGTCATAGGGAGGCTCCTTGCCAAAGAATAGTTGCTTTTCAAACGCAAGCAAGCCGCTTTCGCAACCTGAATACTTCCCGCCATTGTCTAAGTAGTGAGTGCCAAGGTCCAGAAAGTATTTCACTGGTAAATCTGCCGATCTTGCCAGAGTTGATTGTAGTTGTTCGTACCCTTAGCCCCAAAAGCGGACAAGTCGCCACCTCCCGCAGGTTTGCCCCATGCAAGAATAGTTCCGTCAGGTAGAACGAAGGCAGTGTTGTGTTTTTGATGGGTGGGTGTTAGCTGCAGGAAGTCGCCATAGATGAATGATGCCTGCTCGCTATGCCTTGCCAAGGCTTGCCCCAGTACGGGAGTAGCAGTAGGGGACAATGGCGTGATGCCATAGTATTCATTTTGACAGTTCTCCACCACTTGACTAATAGCATTGAGCAGTGCGGGATTGCGCGGCTTGGAAAACAGCACAGCAGTCATGCACGCCCAGCAAGTGCCAGTGAACTTCTGGATTTCACGGAAGGCGAGAAAGTCAACTTGCTCGCCCAGTTGCACTGGCGAATGCAGCCGAATGGCAATGTCGAAGTACCAGCCACCAATGGCATAGAGGATGCAATAGCGCCCAAGGTCAGCCTTGTTGGAATAGGAGCGAAGGCTGTCATAGGCATCCACCACTGATTGCTCATAGTGCTCAACAATGAACTCCCTTAGAGAAGCGTTGTCGTAGCGCATGTAATCAGCATCAGGAAAACCTTGCTGTACGGTGCTTGTAATCTGTTGCAATGCGGGAGGTAGTTCTTTGCCACCATCGTCATTCAAGAAGATTTGCGAAACGTGCATGATCAGTTCACCTTCACAGGAGCGCCAAAACCCTTGAACTCGGGCTTGATCTTTTCAGCGGGCTTGAGCAGCTCATTGATATGGCCGAGCATCGTATTGGTCACATGCTCCCAGGAGAACTGTTCTTCATGGATGCGCTCATGGCACCACTGCCCGTCTTCCTCCATCAGTTCGCGGTTGTAGTAGTAGGCATCGAGAAGCTCTGCAAGATGATCAGGAGACACTTGCCCGCGCTCCAGTCCATAGTTCCTGTCGGTTTCCCAGCTTTCAATGCGAATGCGAGGCACGTCGCTAAAGATTTCCTTTAGGCTTGTGTGGTCTGGCACTAGCTGCGGGCGGCCAGTAGCGGCATGTTCAGTGTTGACCAAGCCCCACCCCTCGCCCAGACAAGTGTTGATGCCCACGTCCACTGCGTTATACACCCTGTTGAGCTGCTCAATGGGAAGGCAGTTGTGCGTGGAGAAATTCGGGCTGGTGAGAATGAGCTTGCCCGCAGGGTCGTAGCCTGCGTCCCTAGCCACACGTTTGAACAAAGGGATCAGTTCCCAGCCCATATCTTTGGCTCCCATGTTGAGCCACAGGCGAGCATCAGGCT